GCAGCTGATGCGCTTTTGGATGCGCTACTTGCGCTGTTTGCTGATGAATCTGCTGCATTTACTGCACTTTTTGCTGATGACAAAGCACTAGCTGCTGATCTGCTGGCTGATTCTGAACTGCCACCAGCTAAAGATGCAAAGGTGCTTGCTCTATCTGCGTACTCTTTTGCTTTCGATTCAGATTCACCAGCTTTCAAAGTTTCCGCTTTCACTTCATCTTTAAGTGCTTCGATTTCCGCTTTTGTCTGAATAGCTGATTCTGCACTGGCCTTAGCTTCTTCGACTTTATCTTGAACGGATACACAGAAATCGTAGGCCTGTGAGGCTTTTTCAATCAAAGGGATATCGCTCTCTGAAACAACCGCATCTGCAAGTGTGGATGGCTCGATATAGATCATAAAGCTTGCTGATCCAATGATATTGCCATTCTTTGTAAGTCTCAGTTCTGCAAAGTATCTGCCTTTTACAGCTGTCATCTGCTCTTTGACTTCTACACTTACAACGCTTCCTTCATATGTACAAGCATACTCGTAAAAGGTTCTATCCGGTTTTGCTGCACGAATAATTACCTTTGCGCCTGCCGGGACTGTATACAACTCTTTCCCATTGTACAATTCCACTTCAATTACTTTTCCTTCCGAATCTGTGGTTTTGTCAAATTGATGCAAGCTTACAGTGACGGGAGCCGCCAAACTCGGAACCAAGTTGCATTTAACTTTTTGAACTGCCATTATTTTTTCCTTTCCTTTATTGATCAGTCAGGTAGATAAAGTCGATATACAGATATTCACATGTTCTGGCTAGATCACTGAATACCTGGTATCTGATGATATCTCCCTCATTTAAATCTTTTACAAACATCGCTGTACCTGCACACGAGTATGTAGTAAATCTAATTTCATACTGATTGTCCGCCCATTCTCCACTGTTATCTGTTTTGTTGACAGTAAATCCAAATCCATACGAACTGTTTCCTTGAACATTGGAGCCCCTTACTTTTGCAGGCAGCAGATATCTGCCTTTCTTTTTAATTCTTACCGACGGATATCCTCCATCGTCATAGACTTTTTCTATGTAGTCCGGATCATATACATCTACTCCTGTGAATCTGTGGCCAGCTAGTGCTGGACCCATTTGTATAGCAATTCCTTTACTGGCCAGATGCCATGCACTCCCGACATAGTGCATGCAAGGAGATGCCCCTGCAAACTTGAAGTTTTTTGCACGGACTTCATTATTCACGTATGCATTTCTTCCAACTTTAACATCGTACTTTCCGATTGCGACAGCATACTGCCCTACACCAAGTCTAACTGTTGTATTTGCTGTCTCTCCAAAACCATCTGTCAGTCTGATGTCTACGCTCCATGATGCTGTGTAGTACAAATCGTCATATGTTTTGCTTGCAGACATATTCCCATCACTAAGTGTTGCTTCAAGCACTGTGTAGTAACTTGCATCGTTTCGCATGATTTCAACTCTTAGCGTATTGCTTAACGTTGTAGAATACCTGCCCTCAATCTTAAGTTCACCGTTTGCCTCTGTTTCAGCAACACGTTTCAGACTTGCACCTGTAATCTGTGGCCTAGAATAGAAATAGAATTTCTGCTCAACTGCTTTAGATGCTGTCAGCCCTCTGCTGTCTTTTACCTCGACTGTAAATTTGCCTTCATTCAGATTTCCTACAGTTGCTGTATATTCTCCATTATTCAGTGTCATATTTGCACCATTTAAAGTCACACTGCTGATACTTGCATAGTACTTTGGAGTAGCGGTTACTTTTACTGTTTTGTTGGAAATCTGTTGTACTGTAATATCAGTGCCTTTTGATTTTACATTTGCATTATTCTCCGTAATAGTAAGTTCGCCTGCACTTGGACTCGCATCACTTGGAACATGCAAAGTAAATCCACACGAGCCATCGCCTATCTTTGTATTACCGTTGTATGTTTCAACTGTAATCGTTCCTACTCCTGCCTGTGCATTTGGAATTTGGTCTAACAATGATGTTGGTGGAGTCCATGAGCAATTATCCACAACTCCTGTAGCAATTACTCCACTCTTCTTCCCGAAAGAATATGATACTTTATGAGTAAATGCTGTACTTTTTCTATTCGTAGATATTGTTACTGATTGACCGGCTATTAAATTTATATTGCTAAGCGTTGGAGAAGATGCTCTCGGAATAGAAGGCAAATATAGCCATTCCGTGTCAATACTATCTGTACTACCTCCATATGTTTGGGTAATCCACATAGTCACCCAAGTTCTAGCAGAACCATCTGACTCATGGTCTACTTTAAATTGTCCAGAAGCAAGCTTAGTTTCGCCAGAACTAAATGTAGTTCTCCCCCAAGAAATATCAGATGCACCACTTACATGTGCTTTTACAGAATCGGTAGTATAGCTCCAATTCCCATCTATCTTAATTCCAAGCCACGTATCAACATATGAACAGTTATTTTCTGTTGATTGACTTGCTATTTTTGCATAGCAAATAAGATGAACATTAGATCTATATAATGTAGTATCTCGCACTACTTTCCATGATGTAGTTAAAGTTATTGCCATTATTCAACGTCTCCAGTCCAGTAAAGTGCTGTGCACTCTTCTTTTTCTTCGCTACCCATTGTTTCCATAATTGTTTCTGTTCTGTGAGCACCTGACATCAAATATCCACTTACTGCAAGTTTGTCAATATGCGACTCTACACCAAACTTTGCTCTTTCTGCATTTGCTACAAAAACATGCACTCCGTCTGATCTGAACTGCCCATAGTTTTCTGAATTTCTTGCTTCTTTTACCTTTACACCTGTATTATCTGCCACTACAACCTGTGATAAATTGTCTATACCTTGCCACGCGTTATTAGCCAGTTTTGATGCATCGTCTGCATCGTCCTGTGCTTTTTTTGCTTTGCCGATAGCATCGCTTGCATCTTTCTGCGCGTTGTCAGCACTTGACTGAGCACTATTTATCTTGCCTGTAACTTCTTCGCTCAGAGCACCAATGACAACCGAGTTTGCCTTGATTAGATTGCCGTCCATCTCGCCGAAAGTGACCATGCTGGCATTTACGTGGCCGTCTGTAGTGATAGCCACATTGTATCTGCCGTTAACACCTTTGTCGGTCCCGGCCAATCCTTCGTAGTTTATTCTGAAAACCTTGGATGCAGTTTCTAAAGAGCCGCCATCATAGGCATACAGTTCATTTGTTTCTCCGTTTGCATTTGCAGCCAGAATAACATGGCCGTCAGTGCCGCCACGGATCTTATCTACTGCGCTGTCAATGGATCCTTGAACTGCTGATATTGTGTCTTTCTTTACAGTTTCTGCCTGATTATGGGCTTCCTGTTTAATGGTCTCTCCGAGTTTGCTCTTGGCAGATCCAATAGATATCGAATCATATTTTTCAGCCAGAACATCATAAACAGTCTTGTTTACGATAGCTTTAACGTTAACTCCTAACAGATCAAAGCGTACTGTAACTGTATCACACAGGCAGACTCTTTCTAGAGGTGCTATTGCTTTGTACTCCTCGGTCCCCCATAAAGGGACGAGCTCTACATCAACGCTCACAGAAGGCTCACCTATACGGTTATTCACTGCGTAATCTGAGGCCTTTGCATTGAGCTGTTCAACCGTCGGTGTATCTTCGAAGTCAGATGAACAGTCAAGCATGTAGATATACTCGTGAGGATAACTAGCATGGTTTGCGATATATTGGATATCACTACTTAATAGCTCTTCTTTGTCTTCTTCCTTTTTCTGCCAGTATGCAAGAACACCTGTATAGACAGATTCGATAGATGATTCCATTTTGCATCCGGTAAGATTTTTTGCGTATCGAATGGATACACCACTGTCGGTTCCTCTATGTGCATGGAGCTTAACAGCAAATTTATCGAATTCATATTCACATCCGGAAGAACCACTGAATGTATCTAGTATGCTGCCTTTTTTTCCACCTAAAAAGCTGCCTAAAGTTCCAGGCAGTCCTACATTGAATTTGCTTGATCCATTAACAATGTCTGTATAGAAGGTGAATGGATGCTTGATCAGACTGTTCTGCTTCAGCCCTGCAAGTGCATCATTGATTCCTTGCGAGCTGAACGGTGATACGGGTATTCCGTTCATTCGATATCTGACATGCTGTGCATAAACTTTAGCAGTCATCCTGTCCATGGATGGAGTAATTTCCTTGATATCAAACGGCTGAGGATCGCTCGTCTCGTTCGGTTTAGCGTAAATAATTCGATTATTCTCAATCAGATCATAATGCAAGCCGCCGACTGGATATTCCATTTCAAGCTCATAGCAGCCATTTCTTTCTTCTGTTACCTTGCAAGAGATTGCATCAGGCAGCGATCCTAGGCCGTTGCTCTTGAAGTCCATTTCTGTTGGTTCATACAGTTTAGGTATCATAGAATCCACCACCTTGGAGTAATTTCTACTTTAGTAATACCAGTTCCAAAAGTAATTCCATTACTGCCTGGGCCTAAAACCGGAAAATCTGTCAAAGATACATAAGAATTACGGTTTGCAGTACCCTCAAAGCAGTCCTGGATATCACAGTCAATATCGATGTACTCCGTGGGAGCTTTCAGTACCTCAATTGTCTGATTCCCTATCTGTACGCTGCCTTTTCCATAGACTCTAACCAAGGGTTTAGCAGTCTGCACAGTTGGATTGCTGATTGATCCATTCTTCGTAAACACTGTTTTCTGCTCGCCACTTTTCAGCCACTTTTCAGGCTGACAGTCGAATGTAACTCTGAATGCTGCCTCTTTTGAAGTTTTCAAAGACAGTTGCAGTGCTTCTACGTACATTGCTTTCTTGTATGTATCCAGTTCAAGAGTGTCTTCAAGACGCTGATAGCCTTTAAGACTGTGCAAATAGTTTGAAAGCCCTCGTACATTGCTGATCATTGATTTTGGGATGTACATGTCATACCATAATTCTCTATTATCAAATTTTTCTGATCCAACTACTGTAAGAGCTCCGTTTCTTCCAGGGACATCGTATGTATCTACAGATCTGCTTGGCGAATCAAATACATTTGAATCATATATATAAGCATTAAAAGAGGAGGAACTAATTCCTCCGATTGTAAAATAATCCATTAGAAGTCCCTCCTCTCAATTTCCTTATTTAAAATTTTGATTACTTCTTCAGCAATTTTCTTTTCATCCTGGTCCTTAGTGTAAATATTGATAACAATTGGTCTGCTATCTTTATATTCATTCTTTGCTTCCTGCACTGCAGTAGAAATGTCACGCATTAACTGTGCTCTTCCATAAAGAACTTCTTGGCCTGCTTCACCACCACCAAGAAATCTTCCTCCCATCGCACCGAAAATCTGTGCTCCATCCAGGATTCTAGGCTCATTCATTGCCTTTGCATACCAGCTAATGCCAAGTTTTGGAATAGAGCCTTTCAACAGGTCGCCAACACCCCATCCTCTAGGAGTGATTGAAAAGTGAGGCATTGGAATATGTGGCCATGAAATGTTGAAATTGAAAAATCCTTTAATTGTATCGATAACACTTTTGACAATATTCTTCGCCTTGTTCAGTGGCGTTTCAATTGCTGATTTAATTCCATTCCATACAGATGTAGTAGTGTTCTTGATTCCATTCCATACATTTGTAATTACAGATTTAACGGTATTGAATACTGTAGAAATAACAGAAGAAATCTTATTTACTACACCAGAAATTGATGAAGAAATACCATTCCAAGTACTGACTGCAGTCGAAGAAATACTTGCCCAGAGATTTGAGAGAAAAGACATGATTGCATTCCATGTGCTTGTGACGAAATCTCTAAACTGTTCGTTACTGTTCCACAACTGAGTCAATGCAATTATGATTCCAGCTATGGCAGCTATAGCCAAAGAAACAGGATTCAAGCTCAATCCTGTAATAGCTGTACTGATTGCATCAATCAGTCCTGGCAGTGCAATGACAGCTTCCGTTGCCGCAAATGCTGCAAATGCGCCTGCTATTGATTCAATTGCTACCTTGACTGTTTCTGCATCGATTATTCCACCAAAGGCATCAGATATGCTTTCTGAAATTGAGTTCAGTCCAATCTCAAGTAAGCCAGGTACTGCTTCAAATACAGCAGCTACGAATCTGCCAACAGCAGGTATCAGATTGTTGAACACAAATGTTCCTATAGAATCAACCAATGGCTGGAGATACGTGTTCATGTCAACTCCGTCCTTGCCGTTCATCATAAGTCCAGCTAGGAAGTTATCCCATGAAGCTTTCATGGCTCCTAAGGAACCGCTGAATGTAGTTGAAGCTTCTTTGTTGGTAGTGCCCATGATTCCCATCTGTTCCTGTGTGACATGGATTGCCTGTACAATGTTGTCAAATGACAAGCTTTCCGCATCTACAGAATCGCTGACTGCAGCTGCATCTTTGATTAAGCGCTGCATTTCCTCTTTTGTGCCACCGTAGCCAAGCTTCAAGTTGTCCAGCATCGTGTAGTTCTGCTTTGAAAACCCTTGGTATGCATTCTGAACAGCACCAATATCTGTTCCAAATTTATTTGCATTGTCTGACATGTCTACCATTGCAGTATTTGCATATTCAGCAGCCTTGGCAGTATCACCACCTAATCCCTGCAGCAGTGAAGCACTGAATGACGTTACATTTTTCATGTATTCATTTGCACTTACACCTGCAGTTCTGTATGCATCGTCAGCATATTTTCTGATAATTGCAGAACTTTCAGCAAAGAGAGTTTCAACACCGCCAATCTGCTGTTCTAGATCAGCACCAATATCAAATGCTTTCTTTATTGTTGCACCGATGGCAAGCGTTGAAACAAGCTTTACAGCTGTGCTTTTCAGTGACTGCATCATACTTTTTCCGCTTGCTTCGCCTGCTTCATTGCCTGCCTTTACACCTTCGCCATTTAAAAAGGCAGAGATTTTAGAACCTGTGCCTTCCATAGATGGGATAATTTGTATATACGCTTTGCCTAGTGTTGCGCCATCTGCCATATTATCCACCTCCTAATATTCTCTGCTTGGCTTTTTCATAGCTGTTGACAGAATCAAAAGCCATGTTTTCTTTTTGCTCAGTAATATTCAGCCATTTTTCTGCAATAGATGCTGGTCTATTGATACCGTGCTTTGCATTTGGAGTCATTGAATAGAGATAAAAATTCAAATCATCATAAATGGCAGCAAGCATCAGTTCTGACTTTGAAATATTCTGATTATAAAGTTTCCGCATTATTCGTGAGTCTTCAGGCAACCCTGCGGCTAGAGTTGCAACGAACTCAACAGTCATAGATCTGTAATCAAACACATGGTAATACTGTGCAAGATCACAGATCAGACTGTCTTCATCTGTTGCAATCATGGTTGCCATGACCATCAGTTTTTTACTTTTTTATTGGCTGCTTTGCACTGATTCATGATTTCTGTGAACTCATCCATAACTGCACTGATATCTGCAATGCCGTCATTGTGATCTGCAACATGCTGAAGAAATCTTTCCTTGTCAGCTTTAGTGAAAAGCATTTTCAGCATCTGCACAGTCGCATCCATCTTGTCGAGATCATCTTTGCCTTTAACAGTTTCAACTGTTTGTTCTAAAAAACGGAAGTCGAGGATCTTACTCTCATTGACTTCCGCTTCAAAACCTGTCTTTGTAGTAACCTTGATCATTTATTATTCTCCCTGCTTGATGTAGTAATCGTATGAAGCTGTTCCTGTATCATCTACAGAAGCAGTAATAGTGACGTTGTATCCAACTGGTTCTCCATCCTTATAGGAGATATCTCCAATAGCTGTGATCTTTCCGTTTGGGATGACAGTACGCTTTAGAACATTTCCGTTCATAATCTGCTCAACTACTAGTACTTCCGGTTCCAATTCACCTGAAGCATTCTTTACAGTCATTCCAGTAGTTAAATTACCTGTAACATTGCCGGCACCGTGTGTATACTTCTGAACTTCTTCACTCAATGCTTCAATCAGAGTCAAAGAGAAAGTAGTTGTCTTGCCAGTCTGATTGACCATTACGACATCTCCGCCCCATGCTTTGACAGTATTTGTATCAATGGACGTAGATTCAGTTAAACCGTCTTCTGAAATGTATCCCAGGTTCTCGAATGCAACGTTCAACGCTGTTTTCGCATCTGTAGGTAAATTAGTCCCTAAAGGTGCGTGAAAAAAAGCGCCACCGACTTTAGGAGTTCCTGCTGTAACATTTGCTGAGTTATTTGTTGCCATATGTTATTCCCTTCTACTCATAGTGAGTTAAATAAAATACCGCCTGGTAGCGGTATTCCTTTGTTTCTGTATCTGTAAAATTGTAATCAGAATTCAATCTGCATGATGAAACACCATGTGATCCAGGCAGTGCATACATAGCTGATTTGACACGTTCATTCAGTACTGCTGCCTCATACATGGACTGACCGATAGACTGCACTGCAAGAGTTGCATTGTTTAGCTGATTCACTCTTCCACCGCCTGTTCTCTCAATCATGACATACTGCTCAGGCATATTCTTTTCATGTTCAAGAAATACTGGAAGCTTCAGTTCTTCTTCCAGATAGCTTCTAACAACAGCTTCTACAATCATCCTTTCACACTTCCTAACGCTTTCAACAGCGTATTGTACTTGCAGTTGCTTCGTGCAGCATGCTGATTCCCTGGATAGACCTTAACATTTGCTCTTGTCTGACCGACTGATGTACTGCTTTCATAACTGTCACCAGCGTGTCCTGAACTGTTTGCAGAGTTCTTAATCTGTTCGCCATACTGAGAAAGCACATTCTGCATTTCCTGTGACTTCATCAGTTCAATATATCCACTGGAATCGTGTTCAAATTTCACTTTGCTATTCATACGCTTCAACCGTCACTTTCTTATTCCAGCTGAGTGGAATATTCTCTGAAATTCCTTCCTGTGGAATGCCGATTACGTGCCATCTTTTGCCGAAGAATTCAACGATTGCATCCTTCCATGAATGATTGTCCATCTTAGGGATACCAAGCGTATATGAGGCTTTATGACCGTCTAATGATGTGTTGCTCAGAATGTCTTCACTTGTGATAGGAGACACGAGTACATTTTCAATCTCTTCAGCTTTTTCTTCATAGACTGGGTGATTGAAAGCATCCCTCTTGCCTGTATCCGTTCTTGAATAAAGAGTAACAGTAATACCTTTAATTCGCTGCATTTCCGGCTCCATAGAAATCAATAAAGCTTACCTTCTGCTTACGAAGTCCAAGCTTTTTGAGATCTTTATCAAGGATAGATGTACCACCACCGGTATTCACATATGTTCCACTCCATGTATAGCCTAGAGCCGACTGTGATTCCTGCTGCAGATTGTATGTATTGCTTGATGAATCCTGATCCAGTCTGCGGATGACAATATCGCAAGTAACCATTTCGACTACATTTGCATAATCTTCATCTTCTGCCATCATTGCATCAAGATCTCTGTTGCATTCCTTCGCCTTGACTCTTAAAGCACTGGATACATCTCTTAAAAGCACTTCTGCCTTGGCAGTTTCTTCTGATGTCAGCAGTTTGTACCGATTAATAACATCTGTTACTGTAGCAAATGGTTCACTCATAAATCATCATCCTTTCTTTCCGGTTTTCTTTTGTGGTTTCTTAGTTGCTTTTGCCTGTGGCACTTCAACAGACTTTTCTTCAGTTTCCTGTGGTTCTTCAACAGATGGAGCTTCATTTTCCTGTGGTTCTTCAACTGACTGTGGCTCGGAAGGCTCTAAAGCCTCCCAGTTCACATCAGTCAGGACACAGGAAATATCAATCACAGAACCGTTTTTAATATTTCTGTATTTCATAGCTATTAAGCGTCAGCCTTTACAATCTTCTTGAATGAGTCAGTATCTAAGATTCCCCAGCCGATGTATGCTTCAGCTCTCAATACAATCTGGTTAGTTTTCTTTAAATCACCCTGTCCATCTGGATCACCGTATTCAATGATTTCCATTGGGATATTTTCTGCGAAACCCCATTTAAATGCATTAGCAAAGTCACCGACAATTGCTAAATCCTTGGATGTCTTGAATGATACAGTGTTGTTAATATCAGAAGGAACACTTGCGAATGTGCCAGGGTTGCCACCGAATCTGAATTCAGGATACTGAACTACACCGTTTACTTTGATTTTAGCTAAGTCGCTTCCAAATGATGGTGCCATTGCAATACCAGTAATTGCTCCATCAGACGCAACAATTGTCTGAATTGCTACATCGAGAGTATCATCTTCAGAACCAGCTGTTAATGTTACGGATCCAACTGCTGCCATATCAAAGTTCTTGCTGGCAATAGCTTCACACGCATTACCTGTTGCAGGATTTACACCGTGCATTGCTGCAATATCCAGGGCTCTTGCCATCTTCTTTGCAAAACCGTCTGTGAAAGCCTGTAAATATGGAACCTGCTTTTCTTCAGACATGTTCACAAATTCGTCTGTAAGTCTGTGTTGATACACAAACTTGATTGGTGCGATTGTTACTGGTTTAAATCCTGCATCACCTGCTGGTTTGGCATCGCCTTCGCCGACAATAGATGCTTCACCATCCATTGTAAATACAAACTGTGATGTTTCTGAAAATGGAATAGGTTCCTGCTTTGAAAGCTTTGCCAATGTAGAATGACCAGCTACTTTATTGAAAATCTGTGGAATAAATTCCGCTGGAAATAAATTTGTAGTTTTTGTAATTGTTGCCATTTGTTATTCTCCTCTTAGGTTTTTCGCCATCTGTAAATAAATCTGTTTGGATGTATCACCTTTTTGATCTTCGTGATTTGCCAAAGGTGGCACCTGTCCTCGATTGCCAATGAATTTAGATAATGTTTCTGCATCCTTGCGAATGTCTTCTTCTGTAGTTCCAGACAGTCTAGAAGCCATCTCATAAGGGATTCCATTCTCATGTGCGATTCTCATTTTTACCGAGTTGGTCTCGTAAGCACTGATCTTGGCATCTTTTTCTGCAAGCTGTTTGTCATAGTCTGCATACTTGTTCGCATTTTCTGCGATTGAAGTATTCAAGCCTTCGATCTTAGAGTCATATTCATCCTTAATCTTCTGAAGTGCTTCACGTGATATATAACCTTCAAACTTCTTAGTCATAGTTGAGCGTTCACGCTCAAGTCTCTCTTTCAATGCTGCTTCGAATGCTTCCTGTGTTTCAATTGGTGTGAATGTCATGTTTAAGTCTCCTTTTCCTACTTTCCGTGTAGTGTACGTAATATCTAAAAAAGCAGCTGAGATAAGCTGCTTTAATAGTGAATAACCTGTTTCCGTCTTTCCTTAGCGGTCTTTGCCTGCCAGAAAGCGAAAACCATACTTTCCATAAGGCATATATCTATGCCTTCCTTGATACTTTGATATCCATAACCGCCCTGACTGCCTATCAGTCTCTTCTGGCAGTTGCTGACTGACTGAGCAAGTGATGGCTGTCCCATATGGACAACCAGGCCTTGATCCAGTGATATTTTAAATACGTCATTGGCCGTAATTACTTCTGATGTCTTCGGAATGATAATGTGCTTCAGCTTCATATCCTTCAGTTCTTCTTCAAGAGTTGCAGATCCATTGCCATCAATGGTAATAGATGCAATATCTGCCTGCTTCAGAAAGCGCAGCATCCATTTATTACCATTCAGTCTAGGCTGACAGTCTATAGACTCTACGAATACTTTTTCGTTTGTGGTCTTACATGCGATAGACATCGCCACATTCTGACCGTCAATTCCAAATTTGATGCCGACATAAAGTTTTCCTTTCAGTTCTGGAAGAGAAGTGAGCTTGCATTCATTCCACTGAACTTCCGAAATGAAAGATTTCAGATTCTTCTTTGACCAGTATCCTAAACGCTGAATGTTGAAATCAAGATCATCATCACCAATTTCATCTTTGATGATACGTTCTGTAAAAATCGTGCCTAATGATGGGTTGGTTTCATACCAAGCTTCTACATCGTGAACATCTGTCATCGAATCAACAGACCATTCCGCCCATCCAGTATTCTCTGTTTCCCCAGAGAGCGCCTTATTTCTCATTTTCATAAATACGGTCCCACTGGACACCATTGTTGGAGGTGTTCCACAAAACAGTGTCTGAGGATTTTTTGAGGATGAAACAACATACTTTAATGTTGTCTCTTGATCATCTTGATATTCTTGTGCTTCATCAATGATCATCAAATCAAAGCCTTCACCAAGTCCACCTTTAGATGTTCTGGTTCTGAAGCTAACTTTTCCATCACTCGATGGAAATTCAATTGTTTCAAGTCCGTATTGTTTATGAGCAATATAATCATGTTTGTCTTTATATCCTGCATCTTCCAACAGTTTTAGCAGTCTATAGAAAGCACTAGATGATGTAGGTGTTCTATGTGCTGTGTGAAGCACTTGCTCGCCTTCAATCAATCCATACATTTCACGAATCGTAATGACTTCATTCTTACCATTACGTCTAGGTACAGAATATCCAAATTTAGTATGAATCCATAATCCTTCATCGTTGTAGGATAGCATGTCATAGATCAGAAGCTTCTGCCAATCCTGTGCCTGTCTGCCAGTCTTTTCATAGATATCAATTGCTTCTTTTCCATATGTGTTCTCATATGGTAAAACAACAGATTTTGTAGGAGTCTGGCGACCTAATCTCTTAGGTTCTGCCATATGTCCTCCTTATCCTGATGTTATTCTGTTGGGTGCTCTAATCTCTTTATTTATCATTTTGTATCTCCTATAATTTGACTATATTGAGGTAATAATTTATGAATTCTGTACCGCTTCCTAAAGATGCAAGAACATTGCTGACAGCTATTAAAAACGTACAAACTTCTTTAAGTTCATACGTTTATATAGACATATACAACCAGAGAGTTTATCCAATATCAGAAATAAATATTGAAGAAACTAGCAGAACTATTGGAAATGATATATTTTCTTCATATAAAGTTAAATCATGTGATTTCAAAGAAACTATGCAATATCTAATTGATAATAATCTTGTTTCTAAAACTAGAGTTCCTTATATTTACCAATTGAAGTATATTGGAAAAGAAAACTCATATTTAAGACTGCGTGATCTACTGTCAGCAATTATCACTCATATAATTTTTCCTTCTTTAGTTGCTTTTATCACTACATTAATCACGTTGTTTTTAACCAAATAATTTCATTGTCACAATTGCAATAGCTGCACCGATTAAAGCATGAATACAAGCTTTAATGATGTTTTGAATTTTCTTTTTTTGAAAATAATCCATTATTCACCTCAAAATAAAAGCAACCTGCACGGTTGCTGATTCTATATAAACGGTGTGATATCTTTGATGTCTTTCAGAAACTGTTTTGCTTTTTCAGCTAATGAATTTTCACAAAGATAGTCAATGCCTTTTGGTGTAATTTGACAGTTAGGGAACTGTTCTTTCAAATAATAGCCATTGCCTACGGAAATATTTGATAATCCAGTAATATATCCATCCTTTGATAGATTTTCAAAGATGTATACCCAATAGGTTCTGTGTATCTGAAATAAGTCACCATCATACATAAGCATTTCTGCCTCAACTGATTCACCTTTTTTCAGTTGGACATAAAGATACGCTAGTATTTTGTAAACAATCACATAGTAATCGTCTTTTGCCATAAGCTACCTCTTTATTTTTCTTATATGTATGCTATTATATTTGTAGAGAAGTGGTATCCTGCTATGGTGATAGGGGGGTCCCACTTTTCTTTTATTTTTTTCTTAAAATAGCAATTAATTTATCACCTTTTTTTATAATTACATCTGATTCAAATTCATTCAATTTTATTCTTTTGGCTGTTTTTTCAAGAATATCATTTATTTCAAAACCTAATTTTGTACAATCTAAAATCATTCCTCCTGGAGAATCTTTTATCTGATCTTCTATTTTCAAAAATTGATTGTCAATTGTTCTTTTGCCATTACCGGTTGGAGATTTTAAATCCCACAGTCTCCCATCCCAGTAATAATCTGCAGATTTAATGCCTTTTTTTTCATCTATTTCTTTTTTTAGAACTACATTTCCACCAAATTTTTTTAGAATCCATCTACTTACTTCAATTTCATCTTTATGATCATTTTTTGATTCATAAAATCCTGACTCAGCTTTGATTGTTCCAACTCCAAAATCATTTTCTTTTAAAAACAGTCTTGTTACATCTTGTACATTCCATCTTTTTTCATATTCCGGAATTTTCGAATGTTTAATAAAATCTTGTCTCTTCTGGAAGCTTTTTCCCCCGCCTTTACTTGTTTGATAGCTCTTTTCACCATTGTTGTTATATTCAATAATGCAGTGGCACCCTTCATGACGCTGGAACATGCCATTTTTGAATGCTTCATCATATGGAACGTTAGATTTTGCTCTTTCAAGGCACCATGTACATGCTCTTTTATCTGACAAGCCTACTCCATCATATGTTCGTGATACTGTTACTTTGTATCCTGCTTTTGCCTGTGTTTTAGCATTGTACTGCTGATATGTATCTACATGCTTGTTTGCAGTTAGTTCTGCTTTGCTTTTGTATTTTTCTATATCAGTTTTATAGTCATCAGACGATGAAACGCTCTGATCAAGCAATTGATTATACTTGATCATCTTGACCGGCTTCATGCCAAATCCACGGTTTTTATTCAGTGAACTTTGAAGATCGTACAGGTACTTGTCTACATGGTTGAAATAGTTCCTGCAGTACTGACTGTTCTTGAGCATTTCGAGTACTTTCTGAGAATCTTTGGGATAAATCTCCGAAGCACTTTCGACAAGCAGTTTGCTGAGCAATGAAGAATACTCAAGTGCTTCTGCATATGTAGCTGTTCCGCTACCAACTGCTTTCATCAGCTTCTGCACTTCAGAGCTTTTCTGAACATGTTCAAGAAATAGATTCCAGGCTTTCTTTACTTCATCATTCATCACTGTCGATTCCTGTCAGATCTCGCAGATTTTCAGCGTTGAAGTAGCCTGGAACAGCACTGTTCACCTTGACTGCAGCATCACCGATCATGCCAATAGCATTTGCATCCGGCTCAAATACAGGTTCCCAGATTGGTTTTGTTTCATAAAGCACTTCACGATTGTAATCAAAGTCATCTCTTAAACATGCAGCTAAATATCCTGCATTCAGGAAGCCAACACCGAACTGTCTCTGTGCCTTTCTAGCAGTCAGTCTTAAATTTTCATGTGATGCTCTGATTGCATCTACACTTGCAGGGTTTGATTTAGAGAAACCTAGATCGTCTAATGTCAGCCCTACTTCACCAGCGAATAGAGAAGCCTGTGTTTCAATTTCATCAATATACGGTGCAAGACTTGCCTGTTGGAACTGTCCCAAGTCTGGCTTGGTTCCATCTTCACTTGCACTGATATTCAGAAAAGAACTCATCCATGCTCTTGATGAATCGAATTCCATATCTGGATCACTTCCAGCAATATATTTCTGTACAAATGCATTTGTTTCAGAACAGATAGCCATGTTTAGAAGAGTATCCGCAACATTATTCTGATACTTCATGCATGCTCTGCTGATTCTTGAATGACCGAATGGTCGCTTTGCATCAGGTCTGTACACAATTGGAACAAGCAGTGGATAAGAGCAGATATTTTCAATTCTGTATGGTTCCTGGCCTTTGATATAGAAATCTGTATAACCTTTTCCAAAATAAGCCTCAGAAATAATCTGATCGTTCTCATCACGGTCAAGAACTGCATATCCTTCTTCAAGCATTCCCGTGATTTCATCCATGATACCTGTTGCATTGTAACCATCAATAACCTGCATGCGAGGATATCCGTTTTTATCCATTGAGATGTAAATAAAATCACAGCTTGTTATCAATGCTCCAAGGATAGCGCTGTCTGCAAGCACATCAAAGTTATTCATCTGATAGATGGAAGTCAGATCAAGATTGTCATTCTTGAATCCTCTGAACTGCAGTCTGTCAGCCAGACTGTCTACTGCCTTTGTGCACCATCCAAGCTTGATTGAGAATTTATTTTTGAGCTGATCAGGAACCATCAGGTTTCTTGGGGTATGACATTCCTTCATTTCGTAGTATCTGTAGCGAGTCTGAACTCTATACTGTTTTGTTGCGAGTTTGCGTTTTAAATATCCAATTCCATGTGCCATTTAGCACCTCCTTGTATAAAAAAAAGCACTCTGATTTCAGAATGCTCAGCGTTTCCGCGAGAAATATTCGCAGTGCGGGCGGGTTATCGGCCTGCCAGGCCCTTGGGGAGGTACTCCCCCTATTTGGATCTGTATTCAGACCAGTTCATTGACTGAGGAAGAATACGATTGCTTATTGCCTTGTCATCAGCCATGAAGACTATCTTTGCTGTCTTGTCAGCCTTTGCTCTGTTGCATGACAGATGTGCAAGCTGAAGATTGTCTATGTCTGAAGGATGTCCGCCTTTAGAAACAGGAACAATATGATCAATCGTTGCAGACATAGGATGAGGAAACTTCAGAGAGAAGTCTACAGGTCTGCCGCATAAAGCACAGACAGTCTGTGTTGCATAGATTCTCTTCTTGTTCTTATCGAATGCTGCACGGTGTGTTCCGTCTTTATCTGGTCTGAATCTAGCACCAGAGGTACCTCTTCTAACCATGTGTTATCTTTCTCGACAAGTAAACCTTGCGCCAGTGCGTGTAAGCCGGGCATTTGCCTGGAACGTTACAGTGACTGCGAATATCGCACTGTCCACACGGCGATTTATTGTCCTTGTTCAGTTGCTTGAGCTTGTTTATATTTCTATCCATAGTCACCTCTTTATTCTGTTAGCCATCCTGTACCACTTCTGATACTTCTTGCATCGTACCCAGTCGGTACAGACAGCTGTGCAATATAGACATGGTGAAGTGTATAGCTGTTGCAGCCGTCTCATATGCTGCTTGTATTCTTCTTCTGACAAGTGTGATACATCAATTACATCTTCATCCATGATCATTCCTCTTTAAAGGCACTGTCAATCAATATTACAGTTGTTCTAAAAAATAGGGAGGTTCGACAGTGCCAACGTAAAAAGAGAGCCCTTATGAACTCTCTTTCGACACTACCATAATAGCACGTAGTATTTGGACAATTTGGACAGATTTATTTTTTTGCCTTTTCAATTGTCTCCTGCATTGCCTGTCTGATAGCTTCTGCCTGTGAAATACCAAGTACTTTACACGCATCTTTGAACTCCTGTGCAAAATCCTTTGGAAATGTTCCACCAATACGTGTACAGTTTTCTTTGATCCAGCTGTTCTGCTGCTTATACTGTTTACTTTTATCGTTTACCATATTACTTAATATAGATCACGGCAATAACAACACTGCACGCAGATGAAATCAGATTTCCGATAGAATGATTTAGAATGCCAGCCATACAAAGCATTCCACTAATAAAGAATAATGCAGAGCTTAAAACTTTTTTTCTTGTTGTCATTTCCTTTAATTGATGAGTATAATTTATTCTGTAAAGTAGTTGGGAGACTTTGTCTCCCTTGCTACTACTTTTTTAAACTTGTTAGAAGAATTCCGATTAAGTCAACAATTATCGACAGGAGCATAAGTTTGTCAGCTCTGCTCCACTTCTTCGAAGCAAGTTTTTTCTTTTTTTTACTCATCATTTCCTCCTTTCTGATATTATTATATCTTATTACACGTAATATGCAAGTATATTATCACTAATATTTAAAGAAATTCAAAAAAAGTGCCGTAGATATGGCACTTTTTCACTCTTTTCCAAAGTATCGGAAAACAGCTTTCCTGGCATTGTAGTAATTACCGTTTTTGTATCCGTATACTCTTTTTGAAGTCTCTTTCCACGTATAGCCTAGCAGATAGTGATATCTGATGCAGGAGCGAACGAATGGATCATCAACTGTATATAGCCAGTCTTCAATTGTTTCAGCCTTTGTTCTAAGATCCTTTATTTTCTTATTGTACAGATTTTCAAGCTTTTGAATTTTCTTCAGTGCAGATTCAACTGGTGAGTGAGGCTCTGAATTAAAGGATCCAGCAGAACTGAACGATGGTGAGTGGTAAGTGTTGTACATTGCATAGATTTGTTCATTAAGTGCATCTATTTCTGCTGAGATCCATCTGTACTGTTCAAGTTCTTCAAGTGTCATTAATCACTCTCTTTAAGCTTTTCAAAGATATAGTCAACAGATTTCTTGATCACATCTTCTGCAGATTGAATGTTATCATCTGTAACCTGTGAAGCAATCATCATTTGATAGCAAGTTTCTTTGGCTGGAATAAATGCAATAGCAATTAGCAATGACAACGAAACAACTAACAATCTCTTTTTTGTTTTTTTATTAGCTTTCAATTTTTCTTCATCCTCAACGATAGAGCCATTAAAAGCGAGAAAAGCCATTGCTACTCCGCATACAATCAGCACAATTGAGCATACATCTTGTAAATTCACTAGAAAATTCACAAGATAGAACAGCCACGGATTGATAATTGGTGTCATAGTCCTAACTCCTCTAGTGTGTACTCTCTTCTTAGTTCCATTCCTTTATACATTGCATTCGTTTTAAAGTTTGGAAAATTCATATAATCATCACCACAAATTTTAATACGTATAAACTGTTTATCAGTATAAACATATCCACATTTTTCAATATACTTTACTTTTTCTCTAAACGGTTTTATAACAGCACTCAAATATTCTTTTTCTGCATCTTCCAATACTGGTCCTTTGTATTCTTCTAGAAGCCATTCCATGGCGTGTTGTTTACAAACTTCACACTCTATTTTATTGCAATCTCTATTGCTTAATTCATTAACACAACAAGTTATATCTGCTTGTTCTGTATTTAGAATGTCGTCTTTATATTTTTCAATGTTCAGCATTTACGTATCTCCAATCTAGTTTTTGACAGCATCTATCTGTCATGCTTCTTTGTACTCCTTCATGATTTGTTCCATAATTTCTCTGCCTTTTTCCATGGCTTCTTCCTTTGTTCTGAAACAGTTGCCTAATTTCCACATACAATAATCAGATGCTTTACTAACCCACATTTCTGTGCACACAAGCTCTGGATTCTCTGCGATTTCTTCCGCTGTCGGTGGATAGTTCTTGTAGCTTTCCTGTAACACCGCACCCGCAAATATTGTGATCATTCCAAGTACCAATACTGCGCATCCCAAAACTTCAAACGCCACTTCAATAAATGTTTTCATGCTGTTTTTTCCTCTTGTTCTATTTCATTTAATAGCTTTCCTAGTTTATCTAAAGAAGCATCAATATTATTTACTTTTTGTAATTCGTTGTGATATGGCAAACCACCATTTACTTTAGCTACTAATTCTTCCATTGCTTCGATTTTCATTTGATATGCCATACTAAGTTCTTGTGCAATCAATTCGCTTTTCTTCACATTATCTTTTAAAGCACCAAATAATATTTTATTAAAACTTTCAATTGTTAATCCCTTACTCATTTTCTTTTATGTCCTTTCTATTATCTTTTCACAAGTCATTCATCCTCTACTTTAAATACGATAAGCCGATTGCCCTTGCTGCGTTTCCTCGATGCTGGATGCGTGCAGAACCTTAAAGTTGATTCTGCATAGCCTGTTTTTTCAGCAAGTTCCTTTATCGTTCCAATTGCGATAAATTCATCACCTTTATAGCATGCAAATTCTTTTGTCGGTCTGCCTCGCATTTATTCCTCCAGCTTGGATTCAGCAATTTTCTTTTCTTCGAATGAACCTCTCTTCACGAGTTTTCCGTCTATATATGCGTAGTGCTTCCAGAACCTGTCCTCAGTCAGAGCATCCTTTACAGATCTGATCATTCTGCCAATTACTTCATTACAGAAATCAATTGCTGCATTGTCTGCTGCATCTTGAGCATTTCTTTTTCTGAACCGTTCAAGATAGCTCTGCAGTCCTTTCTCGGTTGCTATAGTCTGGTTCCAGTAGAGCTGATAAATCTGATCCTCATTATCGACAGGTTCTCCTTTGATTTTGAACTGTTTGTATTTGATTCGATACTGCCTGTCGATAATATCGAGTGCTTTTGCCAGCACTTCAACAACCATCTCGTATCCTTGAATCTCTGATTCTGTTAAATTCATT